GACCATCCCGTCCGCCCCTGGATGTACCACTCCGCCACCTCCCACTCCATAGCCTCGCCCCAATGCAAGGCCATGTAGGTGGCCCTTACGAGTTTTTTGAGGCGTCCGTGCGCGCGCCCAGATGGAGCACCACGTCTGAGAGCAAGGGAATGAGTTCGAGGGGAACATCCAGCGCCTCATAGCTGGCGGCGTCAGACGGCTCCCCCTCGAACTCCCAGGTCTCAATCACCGCAGAGCACAGAGCAACGGCATCGTCGTATCCTAGTATGTCCATGATTGCGGTTTCGTCACTAAGACGACTCAGGCGCATGAGCGTTTGCATGGCGCGCCACCCTCGCGCCCCGCTAATCTTGTCCCGCAACACCACCTGTTTGCCGTTGATCGTTACCTGCATCAGTACGCCCCCTCGCTTACTGCGCTAGAAAACTGGAAGGTGCAAGGCCAAGTCACCCCATCATCGAACGGGATCGCCATGCCTCGGCTGGCAACCACCGCTCGCGTCCACGTGTACTTGGGCTTGCCGCTTGCCGTTCCTGCTGGCCCGACAATGAGCGTGCCCGCCACGCCCACCGCGCAGGCTGCATAGGCCGTGGTGGATGAGGCATCGAAGAACGCCTCAAAGTCCAGAGTGCCGTCTTTGCGCATGTAAACATAGTAGTGGAAGGCATCAGCCGCAGCCGTCACGTCCGCCATGTCGCCTTCTTCCGACCATGACACAGACGTTTGGTCGCCGCTGATGACCGTCCCATTGAAGGACACATACAAGTCCTTCCCCGCGATACGCCCTGTATTCGCCATCTTTCACCTCTATCATTTAGCAATGCGAAACTGCCATTGCCCACCCACATGATGATACTCTACGCCCGCGCCCTCCTCGGCATAGTTGATGTCCGAGAGGCGCTTGGTGCGATAGTTGCCCCAGCTTGTTAGGGCCAAGTCCGGCTCACTTTCTAGCCGGGCGTCCAGCGCCGCTTCAATCAGCAACGCCTCGTCCTGATCGGTTGAAATCGCCTTGATGGTATAGGTTGCTGTTCTGGCCCGCCGTGGCGAGTCATTGTCGTCCACGCCGGCGCTCTCGAAAAAAACGAGATAGGGCGGCGACGCCCCCTGCGGCGCTCGCCGATTGTAAATGGCCGAGCCATGCGTTAGCAGCGCAGTTAGCGCCGTGCCCGCCAGCAGATAATCGCGTAGCGCCACGTCTATCTCGCGCATTAGAGCCTCATCCCCGCCGCGAACGGCGTGAGCGCCTGGATGTCATCGGGGTCGCTAACCTCGATGCTATTCGCCAGCGCCCCCGTCTCTCGCGGCGCTAATGCCCTAGCCGTTCTCGCCACCTGGTTTGCAATCCCCTCGATCACCACGGCGGGCGCACTCAAAAAGGCTGGCGTGCGCAAGGCCACCAAGAAGGGACGCCGCATTCCCTCTACGGCGGGCGTCATAAACGGCGTGGGCGACGCGCCGGGATGCATCGCCGTCACCGGCGGCCCCACCTTCGAGATAGGATGCGCCAGTCCTTCCCACCACAAGGCGGCCTTGTTGACGGGATAAATCTCGTAGGGCGGCCCCACGGGAACGGGCGCTTCCGCCTGGGTCGCCGCACCAAACTCCTGAATGACGCCATAGGGCACGCCGTCATGCACGATCTTGGCGTGCGTGCCACGAGCAGAGGCGATGAGCGCCTGAAGCTTCCTTTGTTCCAGAATAACCCGTACTGTGGTCGCCATTACGCCTCGTCCAGTGTGCAGCGAGTGCATCCGCGATTGGTGTCCCCCGTGTTTACGGAGCGCACGTAGAACACCTTGCTCCCCACGGTGACGCGATCTGTCGTTTCAACGGTCTGCGAATGCGCCACGGAAAGCATCCATGTTAGCTGCTCCCGCGTTTGCTCTCCGCGCACGTTGCGGTAGCCCGTCTCTGAGGCGTGGCGCAATGTGCAAGGCGCGGCAGCCGCTCTCGTCGTGTATGTTTCTTTCACCGCACCGCTTGATTGCACCACTTGCGCCACCTGCTCGATAAGGCAGACGCCATCGAATGTGTCTTCGATGTCGGAGCGAATGGATGCAATCTCGGCGGCGCTTAGCATCAGCCCGTCTCCTCAACATCGAACCGCATCAGCGTCGCCTGCAATGGCCCCGCCTCAGACTCGAAACGGGCGGCCATCTTCATGCAGTGATCGAACCATTGTGCGCGGCTAAGCCGGTGCCCATCCAGGTCTACGCTGTATTTGTCGGCGACGTTGCCAGCGCGCTCTCGCCACAAAGTAGCGGCGGCCCTGGCCAAGTCGTAACTTCTCGCATCCAGATAGCGGGCGGAACCATCCTGGTCTGCGCTGAAACGGATGCGCCCTCTGATATAGTCCGCCGTGTAACTCGCCGTCCCGATAGCTAGGCCGTCGCTGTCGTACACGCGCCATACGGTGCTTCCCCCTGTGGCCTCTTCCAGATTGCCCCACCGAGAGTAGAACTCATAATAGTAGGTGTCCGTTGCTGAGCCGACCTTTACAACTTGCGGCATCTCTTGCAGCAGCTCTTTGTAAAAGTCGAAACGCCACTCATCCAGCGTGTCCTGAAGCTGATCGTCCGTCCACACAGCAGCATCCGCGTCGTTTACTAGGCGACGTAGCCGAGAGATTAGACTGGCCATGCCAATGCGAGTCATACTAATTCTCCGTAGAACGCCTCATAATCGCGGCCCATGCGTTCAAGCGTTCCGTGCGTTTCCATGTACGCCCTAGCCGTCGTTCCCATTTCGCGGCATCTGACGGGATCGTTCGCCAGCTCCGTTAGCGCCTGGGCCAGTTGAACAGATGTTCTATTCTCAAATAGTATACCACATCTTGCCCTTTCGACTTGATAACGAATGCCCGCGACTGCTGAGCCGATGACGGCGCAGCCGCAGGCAAGCGCCTCCGCCACGGTAAGGCAAAACGTCTCTTCATAGCAGGATGGCGCGACAAAGATGTCCGCCGTTTGTAGCTCGTCCCTTACTTGCTCTCTTGGCACACCAGAAACACACCGCGCCTTGAGCCTTGCCTCTTTGAGCGCGCGGTTGAGAATGTGCATTCCCTTGGTCGCCGCGCTGGGCCACGCCGTTACGGTGATGATCGAGCCGGGAACCCGCTTGCTAGGATCGGGGCGGAAAAAGCCGGTGTCTATCCCATGTGGGATAACTTTGGATATGTGAATGCCGTTGCGCTCGAAGATTTCGGCGGAATAAGGATTGAAGGTTACGGTAGGAGAGCGATTGATGAGATCGCGGACATGGCTATTGCTAGGATGGTGCTGGCACACCCCGTCGCATACGCCGCTAACGGCGGCGCAAGACTGATCGCCCGCAGCCAGAAGCATACGCCCGTCAAAACAAAAGGGCCAGTAGTCGTGCAGGCTCAGGCAGTGCGGAACGCCCTTTTTCTGCGCCCATTCCAGCACGCCAAGGCCCAGCTGTATGTGAACGGTATGGAAATGTATTAGGTCATAACCGATGGAGACATTGGCCGGGTGCTCAAAGCAGGGCGTCACTTCGTGCCCCAATAGCTCTAGCGCCTTTCTCTGGTCACGCAGGGCGGACTCGGCCCCGCCAGCAACGCCAGGCTCAGCCGATGAGTAATGAACTAACAGAACCTTCATAACCCTTCCTTTATATGACTCCACGCGCGTCCCAATACAATGTTGGAAACATAGCCATGTGAAATCCCATATTGTACGCTTAGCTCCTTTTGCGTAATACCCCCTTTGCGATAGCTTTTTCTAATTGCGACAACGTCTTCTTCCTTTAGCCGAGAACAATTGTGGGCTTCCCCGCGCTTGTTTTTCCAAAAAGCCCTTCCCTTTTTTGCCATATCTGCCATATTATCAGCAAGGGAGCCTAAAAAAAGATGCCGAGGGTTGACGCAACGCCGATTATCGCAGGAATGACACACATAAAGACCATTTGGAATCGCGCCCATGTGAATTTCCCAAGAAAGCCGGTGGGCATAGTGCAGTTTCCCAGAAATGTTTAGAACGCCATATCCAACCACGGTTGCTCCACGCCATTCCCAACAAGAGTCGTCTTCTCCACGACCTACCTTTGCCCAAAACCGCGACGGCATAGTCTCAACTAATGCTTTGCCCATAAACTCATCCCCTTCATGCTGTCCGCACCTCCACGCCCCACGGGTCGCTGGCGCTATGCCTATCCTTGAGCACCAGATAGTCAGTGCATTTTAGATGGCAGGGCTGCCGCAACTTGCTCAAGTCCACCGTCCCATCGAGCCAATTCCCCAGGATGTACTCTTCCCAACGGGGAGAACGCAATGCAGTCAGGCAGGGCCACGCCGTGCCGTCAGGGGCGATCACGAGATGATTATGCCCCGCCTTACAGACGTAGGGAACGTCAGACATCTCGCCCAAGTCGTCGGTGCGCTCATAGGGCGAGATCACCACAGGAACGCCATGTTCTTCTAGCTGTTGGCGCAATGACGCGGCGCGCTGCACGTCATCACCATAGTCCACCAGATTGCAATGCACGGGATAGCCGCGATTCACCATCTTGCCAACTTGCGCCAGGAAAAACCGCTCATACTCGGGCCGCGTGCAATCAGGGTGAATGCTGGCGTTGATGGAAATGACGTTGTATCGCCTACGCTGGCATAGCCGCGACACCCCCTGTAGAGAGAGCGCATTGGTGCTTAGCCCGAACTTGGTGAAGGGATTTTGGTCGAGCAGGTCAGGCAACCACGGCACTAGCAACGGCTCGCCGCCAGCGATGTCCACGATCTTGGGCTTGTCGCGGTGTAGCGCGGCTGTCCAATCGGCCATTGGCCGCGTGCGCATCATCTTCTGATCGCCACGCGCGCGAATGGTGTCGTTGAGCCAGCATACGTCGCATTCATTCTGGCATAGCCAGGTTAGGTTGATGCACAGATGCACCGCTCTTGCTCCTTTACAATAAACTGCGAGATTTCGTCCTCATCATCCCAGCAGGGAACAGGCTGGAAAAACTCTCCTAGCTCCTTGGCCGCCTCTGGCGTGCAATGTAGCCCGATTTCCCCAATCCCCGTGGCGCGATTCACAACCAGGCGTAGTCGGCGATACCCGCTCAAATCAATGGCTCGCTGTAGAGCCGTATCGCTAGACGGCCCCGCCGTGCTTTCCGTCCCGCCCACTTGTCGGTTCCAATCAGCAACCCGCTCCGTACACTCGACCAGTGCGCGGTAGGGCGTGTCTTTGACTAGCTCATAGTAGTGTTCATACCAGGGCCATATCTGCTCCCACTTGCGCGCCCACCATCCCTCGCACCAAAAGTGCCCGCACAAAAAACGCACTACGTCACGATGCGCGCGCTCCTCTCCCGGCGGCCCGCAATAACGGAACGCCGGAGAAATCGTCCCCACACGCTCGTCCTGTTCATATTGGGCGAAAAGCGTCTTGAGATGCTGCCCCTCGCGGACATTGCGCTTTCGACATCGCCCATGTTGCCTCCGGTCTCCGTTTCCAATCCCACCCGCACCCGGCTGCCAACGGTATTATTGCATCATCCCCCGGCGCAGGACACCTGTTTTTGGGCGTGTAGCACCAGATAATGTTCCGGCCCGTCCCCGACTCGCTCGATGCCAAAGTCCCCAAATCCCGCCGCCGTCGCCAGATTGGCAATAATGTCTGGCGTATACGCCAGCGCGTCGTGGGCGGCATGACAAGATGTCCTCGGATTGCCCGTCCAGAGGTGGCCTGCCTTGGGGACTATAGCCATAGGGAAGTAAGGGCGGCCAAAGGCGGAGAACATCAGATAACACCCGCCGCCAGGCAATAGAACGCGGTAAATCTCTTTCACGATTGCCGTCACATCAACCGCATCCATATGCTGCAATACCAACAAGGAATAGGCAAAACCCACGCGTTCATCTGGTAAGGGGATGGAGCGCCCATCGGTTTTCAACCAAAGGCAGCGCGGATCGTTTTTCTCGGCCAGGGCCAGCATCTCCTCCGAAACGTCCACGCCGACGCGCAGCTCGTCATCAAAGCACATCAGCACACGGCCCACGCCACAGCCATAGTCCAAAACGCCCGGAAGGGCTGGGCGCGCCTTCTGTAGCGTTTCGCAATAATCTCGTCCCCATTGCCAAAACGCCTCCCCGTAATGCCCCGCATCAATGCTCCACTGCGCCTCGGCCTCGCTTTGTGGCTTCCAGTATTTGGCATAATCTGTCATGCCACGTCCAGTCTCCGTTTCCATAATCTCATCTCGCGTTCAGACAACCACGGCGTCGGCGCATACACCTGCGCCATACGGGGGCCATCTTCTGGCGGACTCCGATACCAGCCCTCATCCTTCGCCAGTTGATACAACTCGCTGCCGGGCGTTGGCGTGCAGATCGTCACCTGCCGCCATTGCACTAGCCCCTCTTCCCGCGCCTTCTTTAGTTGCCGCTCGGTGTGGGCCAAGTCTTGCACCGTTTCCTTGTAGTTGCCCACCATGAGAAAAAGCCAGTTTCCAATGCCCGCATCCTTGGCGCAGCGCAGCGAATGCCAGATGTCCTCCTCCGCCGTCCCCTTGTTCATGTTGCGCAGCGCATCGTCCGAAAAGGACTCGACGCCCCACATGATCGCGCGGCATCCCGCGCTGTGCATCTCTCGCATCAGCTCCGGCGTCACGTGTTTGCGCGAAACACGCCCTTGGCATTTCCACTCATAGCCGAGATCGGCAATGCAGCCGCACACGCCCGTCAACCACTCTTC